GCCAAGCGTAGTATGTCGGCCTCCGTCACACACAAATCGTAGGCATTCTTAGGAACAATTACTAAGGCCCCCCCCTGGGGCGGGAGAAATGGGGAGAAATCAAGCCCGTTCTCTCTGTGAATGCGGGCTACAAGCCCCCCGTCTGGAGAGAATACAAGGCCAGTATTAGTTAGATCAGACATAGGCCACCGTTAGGCAACACACAATTTAAGTAAGCTCAAACAGTCCGTTTGCGCTTGGATTAATTATGAGCTTGTTACCGCTCGAAACGGTAAAGACCGCTGAAGTGAGCGAGGCATAGCCGACCAGCTTGTTGGCACTCGCCTTAGCCGATGTGCCCGTGCGCGCTACAACTACATAAAACATGATCGAGGTTATGTTGGCCGAGGCCGAATGCGAGATGGCCGTGAAATTAAACCGCATAACACCTGCAGACGCGCCCGTTGACCATGTGCGCGTCATCGCCTTGCCCGCCAGCGTATAGCCGCCAGCCGAGGCAATCTGGTTCGTAAGCGAGCCGTAGGTCGAGAGCGTGTTGGTGGCCGCGTTCGACGTTGACTTCATCAAGTGCAAGTCAAACGAGGTGCCGTCCAGGTCAATGGTGCCATCGGCCATATAGCGTTTGAATTTCTTGTAGAATTTGAACGCTTGAACCGCCATTTAAGTCTCCTTTTCTGGCATCTCTGAGCCAGTCTTTAATAGATGTGCGAGTAATCCATCGCCGTGAATATCAAGTTCAAAATGCTCACCGTTCACGCGAATAACGTCGAGGAAATTTCTGGCTTGCGCTGCCTGCCAGGCGCTGCAAAGAAACTCGCGCCCCGCAACTTTGAACAAGGCCGCGCCTTCGTTGTCATTCAACGCCTGCGGATACGCATGGTGCGTTCCGTCAGGTTTGTAACAACTGTCAATGCCAAACATATGCTGAAAGCGGAAACCTAATATCCTCAACAATAAAATGGAGGTGATGCCTATTGTCCCGGCTGCTGGAACGCGCACCCACTTACCCCTGCCATAAAACTGATCGAGTATTTCAATCTCTGGGTCTGCGTTTTCGGCAACTGCGTGGAAGATGTACGCCTCACGATCCTCAAGAGCATCGAACATGATCGGCGCACATTGCGAGGCCAACATAGTTTTGCAATGCGGTATTGCTATCCTGAGAAAATCCACATTCTGCGGCCTGGCATCCAGAATAAGGTGCAGCGACGGCCTTAAATTATGCTCCATTAGCCACTTTGCGGCCCCGTTGAGGGCTACAATCTTGGCTCCGTTGAAATAGAGTTGTCGCAACTCCTCGTAAACGTCTGGATCGTTCAATGACCAGCCGCCACCGACAATGCAAACCGGCGTATTGTTGACAGGATGCGGGCTGAGTTGCGGTAACTGCCTGCGGATTGATGACCGTATGTTGGCGTAAAGGGTCTCGTGATCGGTGTTGACCTTCATCACGGAGGCGTCAAACTTCTCGCCTTCTTGCAATGTGTAGGTATTGCTATCGAGCGACATAGAACACCCCCTCGCCCATAAGGTCGCGGGCTTCATGCACTATGCTCAACTCGCGCAATAGATCGCGCCACCAGACGAACGGCTTGACCGTCAAATGAAGAGGCTCGCCAACATATGCCCCAAAATGATCTTCAGTGAATGAGATGGAGAAGAACGCGCGGGGAGCAACTTGCAAAATGCGGTCAGCGGCAAGGCTGACAAATTCCGTGGGAATATGCTCCATCACATCACAGCAATAGGCATAGTCAAATGGGCCGCCGTGCAAATCACGCCAGATGGTGCCGGTCGTCAGCGGAATGTCATCGCTGGCCCACGCCGTGTCCGTCAGGTCAAAGCCTCTGACGGTAAGGCCGCGAGACTTTAGTGCGCGGGTGGCCGCTCCAGCACCGCAACCAATATCAATGAGGGATTGGCCACGCTTGGGAGAGGCAATCGACCAGAACATGTCAACGTGGGAGAGGCCGGGAGAGAAAGCGGAATAATTGTCAATCCCCCACGCCTTTGCATATTTTTCGCGCTCTTGTGCGGCAATGCTCATGGCTTGCCCACCTTCCGCGTGATGTAGTCGCGGCCAGCCCGCATAGCGGCGGCAGGCTTGACTAGCTCGGCAATGCCGCGAGCAATCAGCGTGTTTGCAATGTTTTCTGGCATATCGGAGATGACATGCCCGGCAGACCAAATCCGCCACGCCTTAATGAGTTTGATTTTTGTCATTTCCAGGCGTCCTTCGGCTTGCCGCTTTTCCAGTAATCAGGCACCCGTTGATAGATGCCGCCCAGATCGCGCCCCGGCCACTTTATGACTGCCTCAACATGCCCAACGGCCACTCGGTTCGCGCAGTAAAGCGTCTTTCCGCATCGCTCCCAGTTGCGCCAGAAGTAAATATCTTCGTCCTCGTGACCATCACCCCAGGAACCATCCTTAGATGGTGTGGAGAGAAACCAAGGCTTTTTGACATCGCGCAAGGACGAGGCTCTGATAAGCGTCAAGCCAAAATGGCCGGTCTTGAGCTTGAGCAGATCAGCGTCGAATAAATTGGCTGGAACCCTCCCCGGTTCGGTTCCAGGCGGTAAATCGACCGTCGCTAAAACCGAATCCCAGCCCCTTGCCTGCTGCATAGCGCAGATCGCGTCTGTGTGCTGATTGAGCAGGAATAACCTTACCAGCGTCAGTACATCTAAGCCTGAAAACAGCGTATCAAAATCAATCGTCAATATGGCGTCAGCGCCGCCTGAAATAATGTCGTCAAAGCCACGCTCTAGGCATTGCCCCCAATACACACCCTCATAGGTTTGTAGAGGGATGCCGAGCTTGGATAAATTTTCGACCGTGCAGCGATGATTAGCCGTCCAGTGTACTCGAGGCATCGACATTGCCGCGACTATGCGAGGCATCTTGTCAATTTTGGCAGGCTTCACCGCCCGCATGTTCAAGGAGACAGGAAGCCGCGAACAATCGTTCGCATCCGCATCCCACTTGCCAATGTCGGTCAGATTCGCTGCGCGAAAATAATCAACAAGCGTCCGCTCGTTAAACAGCGACTTATGATAGTCGTCCCCGTCAGTCTGACCGCCCATCAAATAGGCTTCGAGCGGGGCTTGCGATCCAGAGGTGTACTGTTCAACACACCAATCAAAATCTGGCACGGCAATCTTGAGAACGCCGCCAGTCTTTAGTTTTGAAGCCCAGTGCTTAATGACTTCCGGGGCTTCAGTGTGTGAAAAGTGCTCAAGGATGTGACTGGCGCGGATAACATCAACGCTCTCATCCTCAATCTCGACGCCATTGTGTGAGAGCGGAAAAGCCTCGTCTCCACTCTTACGGTCAAGATTCAGATAATCCGGCAGCGGAACGCTGCCAGAGCCGATATTGATTTTCATGGTTTCTCCAGAACCATCCCCAAAAAACACGCGGCAGGCCGGGGGAGGGCCAGCTTTTCGGGAATGACCCTAGCCGCGCGATAAGGACTCAGACGTAGATTGCGTTCAGAACGCCCGCAGTCGCCGCGCTGCTCGGAGCGATTTCACCGCGATGAAGGGCCGCAACACCGGCAAGCACCATCGTGGTTTGCGGAGACGCGGAAACGCGCAAGTAACGCTTGCGGTTTCTGCAATCGACAAAGAAGGTCCACACATTCTGGCCAGCGGTCGAGGTGTAGGCATTCGTCGCAATCGTGTAATCGGTGCCAGACACAGCGCCGGAGAAGGTCGCGTAAGACGAGGTGGTGTCGCCTTCCTCGATCTTCAGGACCGAAAGCGTGTTGGACACGACATCGGCGTTGCTGCCGATGACGCTGATGGCTGCAAAATCAAAGCCCTTGGTATCAATCGCCTCGCCAGTGGCGGTTGCGCCGTTCGTTTTAGAAACCGGCAAAATGGCAAGCACAGTCTTGGGATGCGGAAGCATGGCCCCGTCCTTTCCAAAATGATTGAGTTGAAAAGCAACAGGCGATGAACGCCCGCGAGAGCGTCATCGCCTGCCTTAACCGAATAATTGAGATGAAAAGTCGCTAGGCTTATTCGCCCATCAACGCGACAACGGCACCCGCGTTAGAGGTGTCGCCGGTTCCGTGCGCGACAATATCGAAGCGCTCGGTTCCGAGGATCGCGACCTGACGGTTCGCAAAGCGGTATGACATGTCCCGCTCGACTTCCAAGCCGCGACGGTCGCCCATAGCGACGGCCATCGAGAGGTCACCGAACAAGATCATCGCAACGTCGGAAGCGTCAGTCGTCGCCGAGGCGGGCGCGAGCATGGCCGGAGTGATGACCACATCATAGCCATTGTACTGGCGAATGGTGCGGCCCGACGCCTGGTCCTTGGTCACGCCACCGGAAGCACCAATCAGGCGTTCAAAGACGTTCGCAAACATGGTCTGCGAGCAGTACCACTTGGGATTGCCACGGTCGTAAACGTACTGCGGCAACTTGCCCTGCACAGACGCGAGATCGGTCGCGTCGATTTCCGCCATCGTGTCATGGCCGGAAGCGGCATCAACAGCGCCAGCAAGCGAGCCGACACCAGCGTTGAAGATCGAGCGAAGGCCCGTCATTCCGCCATAGGTCGAGGTCCCGTCACCGCTGAAAAGGCAGCCATCCTCGGTCTTGGCAAAGGCCCACGCCAATTCGCTGGCGATCAGATCGCCCATCGAAACGGCGGCGTCCTCGTCCAGATCGCGCGAGACATAGGTGAGCGCCGCAAGCGCCTTCGCGGTCAGTCCGATCTGACCAAACACCGGATCGGAGGTCGTGACCGCCGTGCCCTTGTCATCGACAAAGTAAGTGGTGAGGCCGGACACCCATTTGGGAATCGTGATGCGGTCGCGGCCCATCGGATAAGCGCGCAATTCCTGACGGGCCAGGCCGTAATTGTCGCGAAGGGTGATGATTTCCATCGACACTTCTTCAGGAACAAGGAAGCCACCGGCAGAGTTGACGCCCTCGGACATAGCCTTTTGAACGGCCAATCCATTGTCGCGGCACCAATTCGCGGCCTTCTCGCTGCCATACATGGTGGCAAGGAAGAACTGACCGACCTTGTGCGCGCGGGACAGAGCCTGCTCGCCGCGAATGTTCTTGAGCGCATGAGCCGAAACAACGCTGCGAGCCGCCGAGAACGCGGGGACGCTTTCGAGAGCGCCAATCGGCTGCGCCTTCGCGGCCTTGGCGACGAGGATGGATTCCTCGCGGTCAATCTCGCCATCAAGCGTCTTGATTTCGCCGAGGTGCGCATCGTGCGCCTTGCGCTCATCATCATTGAGGACAAGACGGCTTTCCTTCTCCGCCTTTTCGGTAATTTGTTCCGCAGCCTTGATAATATCAGCCCGCTTTTCGCGGAGGGCTTTCAAACGATTGGACATTGAAATCTCCTTGAGTCCAAAAAAAATGGCCGGGAAAATCCCGGCCACTGTTCAACCGCCCTCGCGAGCGGATACTGTTCGGCGCTACTGGCCGAGTTTCAATAATTCGAGGCGATGACGCGCAAATTCGACGGAATGAGATGCGTCATGCGTGACCACCTCCTCCATGTCGCGCCCCTCGATCAACGCTTCGGCATTTGCCGGTACAGTAACAATCGAAAATTCGAGCAATTCCTGTTCGACAAAATCAATCCCAAGCTGGCGCTTAGGGTCATCGGAAAAAGTATATTTGAGCGGTATGAATCCTACGGAGGTTGCCGATAGATAGCCGTCCTTAAGCATCTGATAGACGGTATCATTGAAGGCGAGCATCCCCATCGGCGTAAACTCAACGCGCGATTTTAGCTTGCCATCCTCAACCCGCACATTTGTCGCCTTGCCTACAGGCAGCAGCGAATTGTCGTGCATCCAAAGCACGACCGGATTTTTCTTATAGGCTTTGAGCTTCCAGCCATCCGGGCTTACGGTGTCGCCATAACGATCAATAGATTTTGTGGAGATCGTAAAATCCAAAACGCGGGCATCTTCGCCGCTTGCCTTAATCTCGGTTTCAAGCGTTCGGCGGATCAGGCATTCGTCGCCGGTGTCTTTTGCTTCGCGTAATTTTCTGATTTGAAATTCCTTGGACCCAAGAACGAGCCGGCGCATCCTTATTCTCCTGCGACTAGCCGCAACGCCTCGTGCGGTCGCATATCTTTCGTTGGGGGAGGTGGTGAGGCGTCTGACGGTGCCATCGGTGTTCCGGCAATAGTCATGTTGGTAGGCCGCAAATATTCGTCTCCGTCAGGAATTGGATTCATATTTTCTTTCTCAAGAACATCGTTTGCGCTCATCCAGCCCCAGTTGCGAGCGACCGCATAGGCGTCGTATCTGCTCTTGAGGTCGCCGCGTAAAAGCGCGTCAAATAGAAATTCAAAATAGTATTCGCCCTTTTCAGTATCGCGCAGCAGCGTAGCGTTTAGCGTCTGCTCCCAGCGTTTAGCGATGGGCATTAATGAATCGGTTACATATTCGAGGGATTGATGTTCAATGTTGGAAAACGTCGCATTATCAAGGATGCCGATTTTATGCGGAGGCACACGGAAGATGCTGGCAATTTCCGCCCGCGTTAGCTTTCGCGCTTCAATAAACTCAGCATCAACATTAGTCATTGCTATGGGCTTGAAATCCATGGCTTCGGCCAGAACCGCAACGCGGTTCGTGTTTTCAACGCCCTGGTATTGTTCGTTCCATTCTTTTGCGATGCTCTTGCGGCCCTCTTTGCCCACCTTGCCGGGATGAACCAGAAGGCCGCCGGGGCGAGCGCCGTTAGCAAATAGCTTCGATGCGTGTTTCGCCGTCGCTAGGTCCATGCCTATGACGTTTCGAGCTTGGGAAATCCGGCTTATGCCGACATATCCGTTTTCAGATTTGTCGCGAAGGTGCAAAACATCGTCTTGAAAATACCGCTTAACCTGTCCGCCACCCCACATCCTTACGTTATAAAAGTGGGTGCCATCTGTGTGTAAAACTACCTCAACCCAATCTGGATGCAGCGGGATCAGGCGTTTTGGCGTATATCGACCGTCGCGCTCGATCAATGAATAGGCGTTACCGCGCAGTAGCAAGTGCGACTGCATCGACTCGCGCCAATCAAACGAGGACTGCACATCATTCGGTTCTGCGGACAGAAGGCCGTATAACGGATGATCTTCGGCGCTTACCCGCCCCCTGCCATTAGGCAATTTGCGATACAGCTTGAGAGGTAACTTCGCGATGTCTTGTGACAGGACTTGGACAGCCGCGTAAACCGCCGCGCTGCGCTGAGCGCTCTCGGCATTTACGCGAACACCTGCGTCAGCCTCCTCGCCACCAACCCAATCCAACAACCATCTCTCAGGATTGGCCGTGCCGGATTTTGCAAACCATGAGCCGACACGCTGAATGATGTTCATACAGAAGCCTCGGCATCATAGACCGAGCCGCTTCCCGCGTATTCGTGACGGTATCCGCCCTCGGTGTCGTAAACGCTGGTGGCATCCTCTGCCGTATCCGCAGAGCCGATAGCCATAGCCAGCGCAATCGCCCCGTCGATGCGGCCCGTTGCTTTTTTCTTGGTCAATTTCCTGTTCCCACTTGCGTCAATCTCGACACGCGAGTTGGCAATGCACATTGTTAAAATCGGATGCTTCCCGTGCCGGAGCCGGGATTGAAGGGCCAAAGTCTCCACCGCTTTCACAGCGGGGGACATGCTCTTAAAGCCTTGCCCAAATTCCATCATCGGCGGGCCATAGTCCGCGCGCGCAAATGCTTTTTTCAGCCGGTCAATCTGCCAGCGGTCATAAGAAAACGAGACGATGTTGCGGCCAGCCAAATCCCGCTTGATCGTCGCCGCTACGAAATCCTCATCAACGGTTCGGCCAGGCGTTGCTATGAGAAGCCCCTGACCGTTCCAAACGTCGTAAGGAACGCGATCCGCGCGGGCGCGATCCAGTAGCCCGTCTTTGGGCAGAAAAAACCAGCACCTCGTATGCCAGATGCCCTCATCGTCTGGGCAAGCGGCAACAACCGCAGTCAAATCCTGAGTTGCCGAGAGATCGGCACCAACATAAACGGGAGCGTCAACCAAGCGGTCAAACTCAGAGGCAGCCGCGTTCAAATCCCAAACACTAGGCGGTATCCACAATTCCTCGGCAGCGACACGCTGATTGAGGATCAGGTTTCGATATTCCGCTTCACGCGACGGCATCCGCCGCGCGCCCTCGGCCATCGCCAACACTTCCTTGGCGTTCTGGAAGTCGCCATAGGCCGGGTTTGCCGCCTTGATCGCATCTTCCGAAAACGGGTCTAGGCTATCTGGTGCGGAGTATAGGCTGACGATCACCGCAGGATCGTGCCCCGCAAGTGCATCGTCGATCAGCACAGAAAGCAAGTCCGCGTCCGTCGGCGCTTGCGTCGAGATCACCAGCGAGAGTGGCGAATCCTGCGCCGCCGTCGCCGTCTCCAGCGCCTCGTACAATTCGGACCTCGGCCCCTTCACCTGGCCTAGCTCGTCATGCACGATGAAAACCGGGCTTAGACCGTAAGCCGTGGTCGCGTCGGCGCTTAGAGCGCGGTA